CAGTTTAATTCTATTAGATCATAATGGCTCATACTAGTCCAGTAAGAACACCGATAGCATCGGTAGTAAAACGACAACTCCCTGAGTTTATCAGAGAGGATTATCCTACATTTGTTGCATTCGTAGAAGCATACTATGAGTTTCTTCAAAATCAAGGTGTCGATTTAACACAGTTTAGAGATATTGATAAAACCTTAGAAAGTTTTATTGGTGACTTTAAAAAAGAACTAGCATATAATCTTCCAATCGTTGTTGAAGATGAACGATTCTTACTATCTCATATTAAAGACCAATACCTTGCCAAAGGATCTGAAGCATCATACAAATTACTATTTAAATTACTTTATGGTAAAAATGTAGAAGTAGTTTATCCTGGAAGACAGATGCTTATTGCATCTGATGGAAGATGGAATCAAGAAATTTCTATTTACGCTCAAGTAGATTATGGCGATGCCGATGATATTGTAGGTAAACTAGTAGACATTCAAACTGCTGGTAGAATTCTTAGAGTTCTTGTTGATAAAAAAGAATCTCTTATCGGTGAAATTGATCGTATTGTTAAAATTGGTAAGTCATACGAAATTGAAGCAACAGGAGTTACAGGACAAAATACAGTTACAGTTGCAACAACCTCTGGAATAGAAATAGGACAATTAGTAACCGCACCACAAAATGGTGGTGGTATTGTTGGTAATACAAAAGTTGTTTCTATTCTAGGTAATGTTATAACATTAAGCAATAACAATGTGGGCACTGTTAATAGTGCATTAATATTTTCTAATGAACTCTATGAATTTTTCTTAGATAAAAGATTCTTTGGTATTGTTAATCCAGGTGATCTAATTAAGTTTCAAGATTCATTTCAAGCAAGAATTGTTCCAGCAACTCAAACATTATCAATCACACAACCTGGAAAAGATTTTAGAGTAGGTCAAGTATTTGAATTAAGATCTGGTGCTGGCACTGGTGCTCTTATGAAAGTTACTGCCGTTGATTCTGATGGTGGAATTAAATACGCAGAATTTATTAAATTTGGTTTAGGATATACTGCCAATTTTGCTTTATCAATTCTTGCAACCAACGATGTGGTTTCTGCAGGCACAGTTAATATTGCAGGTACTTCTACATTAACTCAATTAAATACATATGAGTCCTCTGCCTCAGGCACAATATCAGCAACAACATCGTCAACTACTGTAACAGGAACTTCTACAAATTTTGGACAAGTTGGTGGTGTTGCTGTTGGTGATGAATTATGGACAACAGCAGGAACACCAGAATTAGTGGGTGTAGTTAAATCTATTGCCAGTACTACATCATTAACATTAACAGGTCTTCCAGCAGAACATGATTCTGGAATCACCAGTAATTATTCAGGCAGTTATGTTTTTAGAAATTCTCGTTCTGTTGGATCATTGTATGCTCCAGGTGGAACACAAGCACATACCGACAAACCTACACTTAATGATCGAACAGAAGGATTTAACGAGCAGGGTTATGTAAACTTAGGTGATTATGTAGATTATGCATATGTTGATGCTACATATGCAGGTACTATTATTCGAGAGTTTTCTTTAAATTTTAGAAATGCGCAGACAGATTCAGATGATCCAGCTATTGTTTCTATTTCGTTAGGTGCTCTGGTAAAATATCCTGGATATTTTGAATCTAATAATGGATTTTTAGACGATAGCATTTACATTCAAGATAGTCGTTTTTATCAAGCATTTTCATATGTATTAAAACTTGACGAGAGATTATCTTCATATAAATCTGCAGTTAAAACTATGTTACATCCAGCAGGTATGGCACTGTTTGGAGAATTTGAAATCACTAATAACTATGATTTAAGTGTTGCGTTAGAATCTTTAGTTAAATCTTTAGGTATTGGACTAGAAGATCTTATAGTATTAGCAGAATCATCAGCAACTTTAACAACAACTAAAGTTTTATCAGATACTCTAGATACACCAACTGATTCTACATTTACAAAAGTATTTTCTTCTGTATTAGATGATACTCTTACTACCCCAGATGATGCTCTTACGCAATCGTTTGGTAAATTATTAAATAATACTACCATAAATTATGATGAAAATGTTGAAGAACACTCTATTACGCTAGGAAGTTCTACTGTATTAGAAACAGGAAAGACACTTTCTACATCTTACAGTGGCATGTCAGATTCTATTTCAGATTTTGAAATAGGTAAAGCATTTTCAGATACTCCAGTTGTAACTGAAAGTATTGGTATAGCAACAGATAAATATCTATTTACAGTGTCAAGTCCAGATGAACTGGACCCACAAGACCATACTGGTTATGTACAACTAAATTCTTACTATGGACAAGATTACATCATCTTTGCAGATGAATATTCAGTAGGCTCTAGAGAGTCTACATTTAACACGCTATAAAATAAAGGAGATTTTATGAATCATCAAATCACAGAACAATTAAAGGCAACTGGTAAAGTTCGCATCGTACAAACAAACGCACAGGGTGAAACTGTTAAGGAATTTGAAGTTCCTAATCTAGTTGTAACTACTGGTAAAAACTATATTGCATCTAAAATCGTTGCAACAACCAACTCACCAGTTTCCATGACTCATATGGCAATCGGTACTGGTACTGGCACTCCAGCTGCAGCTGACACTGCTCTTGGTGCTGAAACTGGTCGTGTATCGCTAGCAGGATCTGTTGTTTCGACTAACACTATTACTTACACTGCTACTTTCCCTGCAGGCACTGGTACAGGTGCTATTACTGAAGCTGCAGTTTTAAATGCTTCATCTTCAGGAACTATGCTTTGCCGTACTACTTTCCCAGTAGTAAATAAAGCTGCTGGTGATACTATTGCTGTAACATGGGTTGTAACTGTAAGTTAATTTAACTTTTTAGTTTAGGGTTCTACATGACAACATCGTCATCTTTAATTAAAACTATTCTGCATAAGTCATTGGCAGAGGGTGTCTACAGAGATGTAGTAACGAGAAGTTCAAACTATTATTACTATCTTGGTAAGACATTGTCATGGACAGATGAATTGAATCCTCCATATCCAATTGATAGTTATGCATACGAGCGCAATGCTAGATCTGAAATTATTACAATGAAACAAATTGGACCATCTGATGTATCATTTGTTGTACCAAGAAAAAATTGGACTTCTGGTACAGTTTATGATATGTATGATGATGAATATTGCAATGAGATTTTAGGTATTAACATTGTTTCTGGTGGATCAGGATTTAATAGTTTACCCACTATCACCATAACAGGTGGTGGTGGTACTGGTGCTTCTTATACTCCAGTAGTTTTAGATGGTCAGATTATTGATGTTGATTTTGTATCAAGAGGGACAGGATATACTTCTGTGCCTACAGTTACTGTAACTGGAGGTGGTGGAGTTGGTGCAGATTTACGAGCAGTTTTAAACTTAGCATATTCTGGTGAGAATAATCTTGAAGATGCTAGTTTTTATGTTATGACAGATGACTTCAATGTGTATAAATGTCTTGATAATAATTTAGATGCTGTTTCTACAGTTAAACCTACTGGAACTTCAGTAACTCCAATATCAACAGCAGATGGTTATATTTGGAAATACATGTATAATGTTCCGATTAATTTAAGAAGTAAATTTTTAAATGATCAACAAATTCCAGTAGTTTCTGCATTAACCAATCAATTTTATTCTAATGGTACTGTTGATAGTGTAATTATTAATAATAAAGGATCTGGGTACACTACAGCAACTTTAACAGTAACAGGTGATGGATATCGTGTAGAAGATCCTATTTTTGTGACTGGTGTTACTGTAAGTAATGCTGGCTCTAATTATTCATCTACTCCGACTATAACATTTAGTGATCCAGTTTCTGATTCTTCTTCATTTATTTCTGGAGCCACAGTATTTCTTGGTCAAAGAATTTACAATAGCGTGTTTGATTTTTACGAAATTACTGCACCAGGAACTTTATCTTCTTCTGAACCTACACATAGATTAGGTACAGTTCAAAATGGAACTGCTGCATTAAAATTTGTTGGAACTAGAGCTAAAGGTAGTGCGTCAATGACAACACCAACTATCTCTGGTGTTGCTATCTCTGGTACTGGTGGTCAGTTTACTTGTACTGCTACTACAATAGCAGTGGGCAATTTAATTGCTATTTCTGGAACATTCGGGGGTACTGGTAGCATTACTAGTTACTCAGATCCAACTACATACAAAGTTTCTGCTATTACTGGTTCTGGTTCTTCTGTAACAGGATTTACTTTAACCACCACTGGCGATGCAGCAATTGTTACAACCGCAGGAACTCCGACTGGATTAACATATTCTAATACTTCAAGACGAAGTGTTGCCTCAGTAAGTTTAACTGGTGCAGTTAGAGAAGTAGATTTAGTGTCAGGTGGATCTGGATACACCACAGCACCAACAATTACATTTTCTGGTGGAGGTGGTTCTTCTGCAGTAGCTACTGCCAAAATGAATGCTGTTACAGGTTCTGTTTTATATGTAACTGTAACAAACCCAGGAGATAATTATACTAGCGATCCAACAGTAACATTTGGAACTGCTTTCCCATTATCTACTGCAGTTTTAGTTGGAGAACAATATTTTGTTTCCAACAGACTTTATACAATAACAGGTGCTGGAACTACTAGTGGAACTGCACCTACACATACATCAGGTTCAGCTTCTAATGGATCTGCTACCGTAGCATATGCTGGAACTCCAGCCACTGGTTCAGTTGTTCGTAGATTTGGTGCAGGATATTCAACTGTTCCTACAGTTGCGTTTAGTGGTGGTAGTGGATCTGGTGCTATCGCAGCAGTTAATGTTTCTAAATCAGAAGCAAAACTGTATCCTATTCTTGATGGCGGACAGATTACTGGTGTAACTATTGAAAACAGTGGCATTGGGTATAGCACAGCAACGATTGCTGTATCAGGAACTGGTACAGCTGCTGTTTTAACTCCAGATTTAAATGTGGGTAATATTGCATCGTTGCAAGCCAATAATGAAATCTTAACTACATCTGGAACTATCAATGCAATTAAACTAATTTCTGGTGGATATGGTTATGGTGTAGCGACTGTTTCAATACAGGGAGACGGAACAGGTGCAACTGCTACAGCTACAATTAATACTGCGACTGGTCGTATCACTAAAATAAATATAACAAATCCTGGATCTGGATATACTTTTGCTAACATAGTTATTACTGGAAACGGTAAGGCTGGTAGGGCAAGAGCAATTATGTCTCCATTTGGCGGACATGGCAAAAATGCCCCAGATGAATTATTTTCTAGAACACTAATGTTTTATTCAAATGTATCTAACGATTTAAACCAAGGACTTGAAGTAAACAATGATTATCGTCAATTAGGTATTATTAAAAACCCAAGAGCCTATGGAGCAAATACTCGTTTCCAAGGAGTTTTAGGATCTGGGTGTTTCTTAGTGCAAGGGGCTATTAATACTACATATTTTCCAAAAGATACAGATCTTGAAGTAGCCAGAGTTATAAGTGGAACTACTTTTTACAGAAGATATCGTATAGTTTCTTCAACTTCTACTGCAGCACTTTTACAATCTTTAGATAACGATGTGCCTGTAACTAATGATATTTTTGAAAACGATGCTGGTCAAACTTTTACAGCATCCTCAGTATCTAATCCAACAGTGGATAAATATTCTGGTCAGCTGATGTTTATTGATAATAAAGCTGGATTTACTCCGTCAGATGAAGAGACTGTTACTCTTAGAACTATTATTAGATTCTAACATAAATATAGAGAACTAACCGAGAGAAGAACAAAGAATGGCTATTAACTTTAATACCGAACCATATTATGATGACTTCGATGAAGGCAAAAAATTCTATCGAATTCTTTATCGCCCATCGTATGCTGTGCAAGCACGAGAACTTACTCAGATGCAGACTATTCTGCAAAATCAGATTTCTCGTTTTGGTGACCATGTATTTAAAGAAGGTGCAATGGTCATTCCTGGACAGGCATCCATTGATACGGATATTGGCTATGTAAAATTAGAATCTTCATATTCATCTGTTCAGACCGATACAATTATTGCAAACCTAGTTGGTTTAACTATTGAAAATGCAACTGGTCTTCAAGCAGAAGTTATTTACTATTCAAAATCTGCTGGTGCAGATCCAGCAACACTATTTGTTCGTTATAAAAATTCAGGAACTAGCACAACAGAAAAGGTCTTTGCTGCTGGTGATGTGATTTCCGATGTAGACACAACATATACTGTTCAGGCAGCTGCATCTTCTCCTGTTGGTAAAGGTTCGATTGCAACCATTGAACTTGGTGTTTATTATATCAAAGGACACTTTGTCCTCGTTGAACCACAAACAATTATTCTTGACAAATATACAAACACTCCATCATATCGTATCGGTTTGTTATGTGAAGAATCCATTGTTACTGCAGAAGAAGACGAAACATTATTTGATAATGCTCAAAATTCATTTAACTATGCTGCTCCAGGTGCTCATCGTTACAGCATAGTTGCAACATTAACTAAACTAACTGAATCAAGCACTGCTGATACAGATTTTATTGAATTGCTTCGTACTGGTGATGGGCAAGTTAAGCGTGAAGTCCGTAGAACAGAATACTCAGTATTAGAAGAAACTTTTGCTCGTCGCACATATGATGAGTCTGGTAACTATACTGTTAAAAACTTTGAAATCGATATTCGTGAATACAGAGATAATAATCGTGGTGCTTGGTCTTCAAGTAGAGTTTATCTAACAGGAGATGTGGTTACTAATAGCGGTAACATTTATGTTGCCAGAAACAGTGCAACTTCTTCATCAAGTACTCCACCAACTCATACTGCTGGTGCAGTTTATGATGGTCCAGGTAATACTGGTGTTCAATGGGAGTATACAACAACTCCATATTACAATCGTGGCATTTATGCTCCAGGAAATTCTGATACACTTCTTCAGAATCAAACAGCAGAAGCAAAACTTGCTATTGGTTTAGAGCCAGGAAAAGCATATGTTCAAGGTTATGAAATTGAAAAAATTTCAACTGAATATGTTCCTGTCGAAAAATCTCGTGATTTTGTTCAAGTAGAAAATGCTTACATTCCTTCTACTGTAGGAAATTATTTACTTGTAACTAATGTTAATAGTTTACCACCAGTAGATACTTTTGGTGAAGTAACACTCTACGATAGATTAACATCTTCTGTGGGTACTGCTCCTGCGAGTGCTACTGCAGTTGGAACTGCTCGTGTTCGTTTATTAGAATGGCATAACGGAACAATTGGGACACAAAGTGCAATTTACAAATTAGGTTTGTTTGACATTAAGATGAATGGAACTTACGACTTTAATCGTAAAGTTAAATCTGCGTTCTTTAATGTGTCAAGTGATGCAAATCTTTCTTTCTCTGCAGATATTGAACCAGTTTTAACTCGTTTAATCGGTTCAGCTACAGCATCATCTTCTACTACAATTACTGGTAATGGTACTTCTTTCCAAACTGATTTTATAGTTGATGATGTAGTATCATTTGGTGGAACTAAGCGTCGCATTACAGCGATTGCTTCACAAGTTTCTATGACTGTTGATAGTTCTATTACTATCACTGGTTCTACTATTGATAGAGTTTCAACTGAAATTAAAGAACCAGAGCATACATCTTTAATTTTCCCATTACCTTATTATGCAATTAAAGATGTTCGTTCAGCACTACTTGCTAACGATACAGTTTACACTGTGTATGAAAAGTTTTCTGGTACTGCAACAGTATCAGGTTCACCTCAATTAACAGTATCAACAGCATCTGGTAACATGGCTTCTGCAGCTGAAACAGATAATTATATTGTTGTTGATAATGATTCTGGTGCTGGTGGTGCTATTGTGCTACCTACTGGAATTACACCATCAGGATCTAGTGTGACATTTGATCTTGGTTCTACATATTCTGGTAGATCAATGATGGTTATTGCAGCTGTTAATAAAAGTGGTGCTGTTTTAACAGAAAAATCTAAAACTCTAGTTTCCTCTGCCACTACAACATTTACCACTCAAGCAACTGCTCAAAATTCTACTCTTTTATTAGGGTTTGCTGATGGTTATAGATTAGTATCTGTTAAGATGAAATCTGGAACATTTGCATCTCCAGGTGCTACATATTCTATTGACATTTCAGATCGTTATGATTT